ATGACTCCAGAAGCTTACATAAAAAAGATTCTAAACGATAAAAAATAGCACTTGTATTAAAATACAATTAAGAGTATAAGCAAGATAGTTGACGTACAACTATAAAAACGAATCATTTTCTATTTACATTTTTCATTTTAATAACAATAATTTAGGAGTATTTGTGGCTGAACTAGACAACGCAATAAAACTAATCGCTTCTCGTACCAATCGAGAAGAGTTTAATAAAATAAAATCTGTAATGTACGGATTGTTTTGTGGAGCTAGTTTTGGATTTGATGATAGTGGCATGGCCTTCAGAGTCCACCTTGATCAGATCCGCAATAAAACAGATAAGGAGAAACTTAATGCGAGAGTATTACGCGTAGTTAAGTGACTTAAATGAGGGCTGGGTGATCTCTTTTGTCATCTTTCAGAGCTACCATTCTGGCCCAGTCCTCGTTTAATTCATTACCATGTTAATCGAGGAGCTAAAAACAGGATATGAGTCTGAAAAAATATTACCAGAACAAAAATTATGGCGGGCTGTTCTGCAACGTGCTTTTGAAGATGTTATATATCCTGGTATGGAGAGACCGTTGGTGGTACAAAAATATAAGGCACACGGTTGGTTCTCTGATGGGGGTAATGATTTTAATATTGTCTGCTCTTTGGCTGGGTTTGATTACACTTACGTTTACGACACTTACCAGCGTATGGTAGAAAATGAACAGGTCTACTTCACTCCTGAACAAATCAACTACATTAATTGGCGTAAAGAATATAACCGAAAAAGAAAAATACGACTTTAGTATAAAATACCGAATAGAAAAGCGATCCACTAAACAATGCAGCAAGTGTGGAATTACAAAAAATTTACAGGAATTTTATTTTAAGGCAGGTAAAAGACGGCTCCAGGCCGAATGTCGAACGTGCTTAAATACAAGTAGAATTAAAAAATACTCATCAAGTCCAATTGAATACATAGACTATCTTACAAAAAATTTAAGAAATAGAAGTGAAAAGAAAAAGCGTAAAGAATCTTTATTAAAACGTCATGAGTTTTTAGAGATATTTAGATTACAGTTTGAAAGGTTTGGGATTCATTGTCCATATTCTGGCATTGAAATGACTTATGAGCTTGGGTTAGGAAAGGCTAAGGAAACCAATATATCAATTGATAGATTCGATTCTACGAGGCCCTATGAGCGAGGAAACGTGGTGTTTTGCTGTTGGTTTGTTAATCGCATGAAATATGATTACACTGATGTAGAGTTCATGGGTGCTTGTGAACATATTGCGAGGAATAAGGAAAGATTTGAAGAAGTTAGAAGGTACATAAAAGAAAAGGCCCAGTGGCCAAAAATCAACCGTTGAAAAACCACTGAGCCCGAGGGAGTAATTAATACCCAGTTAAGTTTTATTCATGGCTACCTCCATGTCAAGACTTTACCACGGATCACGGACGAGGGCAAATAGTATAATTTAGAATGGTTCTAAATTATGATATCTTATAAGGTACACTAAGGTACGAGCATGTATGACATGAAAAATAGTACCGAGTACACTGAAAACAGGAAAATAGACTATTATCCTTATATATCAACGTTTATTCTTTCAGTGTAGTACCCTGAAAGTACACTGAATTTCAGTCTACTAATAGTAACTCTACTGGTTAGCTGACCTTTTTTGTGGTAAGTATATATTTTTAGTTTATTGTACCTATGTAGGTTTGGAAAATTATGAATACTGTTGGAGCATTAAAAAAACGATTGAAAGGTGCAGAATATCTGACACCAAAGCAAAGAACATTTGCTGAGTATTATGTTTCTAGGTATCCTGACGTAACGAAAAAAGAAGCTGCTAAACAGGCAGGTTACGCTGAAAAAATTTGTGAGAAAACAGGTAGTTTATTAACTAACCCAGACAAATATCCTCATGTGGTAGCCTACATTGAGAAGTTAAGAGATTCGGCAGCTAAGACTTATAAAGATCATTACAGGCATCTTAGAAGATTAGACGATTTATCAAAAAAAGCAGAGGACAAAGGACAGTTAGCAGCAGCTATCAATGCAGAGTTTCGATTAGGTCAATCTGTTGGTTTGTATATTGACAAGAAAGAAATTAAGGTTCAAGACCTTTCAGCAATGTCTAAAGAAGAATTAATAAAACAAATCAATGAGCTACGTGATGAAATACCAAACAGCAAAGTCCTCGAAATCGAAGCCGAAGAAGGTAACGATGAATTACAAGACTGAAAAAGATTTTTGGAACGCATTTCATAAAGTACATAACTCTCATTTGATTTCAACTAATGTGGGAGTGGTTAGTGTCAACACTAAAAAAGAAGATTAGAGTCAACTACGAAGATGTTAAAATTAATCTTATTTCACCTACTAATGATAACGACAATCATTGTTTTGGGGAGTACGACTCTGTAAAAAATGTTATTGAATTAGATAAAACACAGTCATCTAGATCGTTAGCAAATTCATTACTTCATGAAGTATTACATTCAGCTGTATATCATTCTGGTTTAAATTCAGAGGGCAATTGCTTGGCGCAAGACAAAGATGAAGAGCTTGTTGTAAACAATTTAACTAACTCACTTTCACAAATAATTAGGGATAACAAATGGTTCTTACCTTACATACAAAAGAATATAAATTTAGGAGATAAAACCAATGCGAAAACAAGAGTCGAAACTATACGAAGATCTAAGAAAAGCGTTACCAAACGTACACTTTCAAAGAATCGAAACAAACGTAGGATTAGGAATTCCAGACGTTAATGGCTGTTGTAATGGTATAGAGTTTTGGTTAGAGCTAAAGGTAAGTTCTGGTACAGCGATCCGATTATCTAAATACCAAAAGTCGTGGATTATCAGGCGTGGTAGAGAAGGGGGCAGAGTATTTATCTTGCGAAAGGCCCTCTCTGAGAGAGCTTTAAAACTGTACCAGTGGACATCGGCCATGGTTCATGAGCCATCAACCCCCGTCCCGTTTGCCAATTTCCCGTATCCCGTTGACTACGACCATCTTTTACAGACCATCCTGCATGCTGAGCTGCATCAGGGACCCAGCAGCAGGTGATTCCCGTTTCCCATCTCCCAACTCCCACTGCACATTCAACATTCTTCGACCATCGCCCTTCCTCTGGAGGCAGCTGGTACCACGGACCCGAGACTAAATCCCATTTCCCATTGGTAATTCACGCTTTTGTTCAGAAAAGCAGGATCATAAAATGGATGGGGACCGTGCAGCAGCGTAGAAGCTGGTGAAAGAAAAGGATTGACAAGTATCCCATGATCATGTTATAAGAATATTAAGCCCAGTGAGGTGAGGGTAATGCACCCAGACATGGAGTGTGTAAGCCATTGCAGTGATAAAATGCCTAGAGGGACTGTGACCTAGGAGCTTACACACCAAGTCCGAAAAAAACTTCTTGACATTAGCGTGGGATAATATATATACGCACATGGTAGCTCAATCATCTCAAACTTGTTAGCTCCTGTTTGTCCGTTGGGCTACCGTGGTCGGTGTTACCATGGCAACAAAGTGCGTATAGGTAATGGGTAAAGCCAAACTTACGGTTCGCACCACCGACTGTTTAAGTTCATCTTTGTGGTGTGGCAGATATTTCGTGGTTATATAGTGGGGGGTGAAAGCAACACTTTAAATATCGGAAGGCAAATCACGGCACCACATTTGGGGCATTGCAGTAAAAGCTTCCCACCGTAGTCCAAGACTAGTCGCTCGGTGTTTATCGCGAAACCTCTGTGCCCCATCTCCCATTTCCCATTTCCCACCGCAGAACCAAGAACCGTGGTTTGTAGATAGAGCCCTTCCAGATGGCGGTACCGCTGGTCCGCTGTGGTACGCTCAGGTTCGGGTAGACACGCATACGCACACGCGCTTGTGTGAAAAATTTTTTTTATTTAGGGGATTGACTTTTGCAAATAAACATCTTATGTACATGGGACAACCAAAGGAGAAAACGATGACAAAAGAAGAAATAAAAAACTTTGAATTAGGCAACACAATCTTTACCTGTAAGAAACATGGCAAAGAATCATACTTCAGTATTAAGAAGTTTGAAAAGAACCCAAGATGGGGGAAGCAAATGGTATACGTTTGGTTCAAAGATGCAAAGAGAGGCGATGAGAAGATGTGGTGTAGAATCTTCAAAGGCGATTTGAAGAACGGGATTGGGATTCTAGACAATGAGCCTTTCAACCAAATTCAATACAAGCTCGGTGATAAATTCAAATATAAAACAGATGCCGAAGGCATTACGTGGAAGGTGGCGAAAGTATGAGTATACAAAAATTTTTGCTAGCAGGTGAAAAAGCTGAGCAATTCACGATAGAAGATATTGTCAAACATGGTTGCAGTGGCGGGATTATCCCGTCACTGATTTATTACCATGACACAGTGAAGTTTTATGATGAACATGAAGAATGGATTTGGCAGCAGCTGGACCAACACGCCAATGACAGTGGCCTGTCGATTATTAAATACATTTCCCAATTGAATGGAGAAAAGGATGTGGGTTCGATGACTCAGTTAAAGAACCTGCTGAGCTGGTGGGCTGCAGAGGTTGCTGCGCAGTACATCTTGAACGAAAGAGAGGAGGATGATGAGTGCACTGGTTAGGTATATTATTTGGTTTGTTTTTGATGCGATCGGAATGGGGGCGCGTGTTCGTGGGCCTGGCTTTGGTAGCGATATTCATCTAGTTCCCGTTTCCCATCCCAACGCTCGAAGCCGTGAGTTAACAGATGAAGAGACTGGAGGCTGCTGGTACGGCGGTCCCAGACTCACGCTGGTTTCCCAATTCCCACCAGAAGAAAGGAGTTCTGTCGTGGATAGAAAAGCTAATGGATGTGGTACGGTCCCCAGCTCAGGATCAGCTGATGTGAGCAACGTTTTCCCGTTTCCCATTTCCCACAGAAAAGTCGAGGTTGATGATAAGAAAGAAAGCCAGAAGCAGCCAGTCGGTACCCGAAAAATTCGGATTTTGTTCTATTGGTCGTTGGTTGGTTGGCTATTATTGAATATGTGAGGTTAAAATAAAAAATAAAAAAATGTAAAATAAAGCTTGATATGGTCATGGGATTTGATAATCTTTTATTGTTATAAATATAAACAATAGGAGTATATAATATGACAAAGACAAAAGAGAAATCTGTTAAAAGTCTTAACAGAAAACAAACTCAACTAATTATAAATGGTTGTGATTTGTTAGATCATAAAAGCCAATTAAGTTCAGATTGGAATAGAATAATTAAACCAGAATTGGTTTTATTGTTTGAACAATTCCAACCTAATGTTAATGGTTTAAGTGTGATTAAAAATAAATATCACTATCAGATCAATCGTAATGTAAAAGAATATAATATGTTTGATAGTGAGAGTTTTAAAAAATCTCACTTTGATCTGTTTAAAAAGTTCAGTAAAAAGAACATAAGAACGAACTGGACTTATTCAATCAAAACTGTATTATAATTGTTATGACAAAAGCGATTATAAAAGTGAATGAGATAATATCTTCGGAAGATAAAACTGATGCGCAGAAATTAGCAGAAGTAAAACAGTTCGTTGATATTTTAAAAAATAAACAACAATCAACTATTGATTGGCAACTTGTGGCAGGGTTTCTAGATCAACAAATCTTTGAGTTTGTTTTACAGAACAAAGAAGATGAGAAGATTGTTAAGTTCGCGACAGCTCTCGCTGGAAATCTCGCAGAAAAATTTGGACTTGTGCGAGATACTACGACCATGACGCGACCAAACTAATTCAAATTGCCTGGCGCAAATGCGCCAGGCTCTCACCTGTCCACCATCTCAAATTAGTATCTCTTTTTTTCACCATACTAGATTTAGCGATTTTTCCACCCCACACCCCCCAGATTTTGCGAATGTAACTTGACGAACAACATACGTGCAAAGTTAGACAAATATGATATAACCAAAATACTTATGGATTTAGATTTACTCCCAAAAGAGAAGTTAATTAAGGTAAAACAACTTCTAGATGCAAAAAAGATACTGAAAGCTAGAACAGAATTCCTTTTCTTTGTTAAACAAGTATGGCCAGATTTCATTTGTAGAGAAGCAAATGAACCTTCTAAGTGGGGCCACCATCAAATAATTGCTGACAAATTAACTAAGGTTGCTGAAGGCAAGATTAAGAGACTCATTATCAACATGCCTCCTAGACATACTAAATCTGAGTTTGCATCATTTTTGTTTCCTTCTTGGATAATGGGACTCCGACCCAAAGCTAAAATCATGCAGGTTTCTCACAATGCTGAACTCTCACAAAGGTTCGGTAGAAAAGTAAGAAACTTAGTCGACAGTACCGAATATAAAAAAATTTTTAATAATATGGGACTCCAACAGGATAGCAAAGCTGCAGGTCGTTGGGAAACTTCTGATGGAGGTGAATATTTTGCAGCGGGTGTCGGTGGTGCCATAACGGGTAGGGGTGCAGATATATTAATTATTGATGACCCTCATACCGAACAAAATGTTATGTCTGATTCTGCAATGGAGAAGACCTATGACTGGTATGTATCAGGGCCACGTCAACGTTTACAACCTGGTGGGTCGATCGTGGTCGTAATGACTAGATGGGCTACAGATGATCTAACAGGAAGACTTCTCAAAGCTCAAGCAAACACAGGCGCGGATCAATGGGAGGTGGTCGAGTTTCCAGCGATCCTGGACGATGGTGAACCTGTATGGCCAGAGTATTGGAAGAAAGAAGAATTAGAATCTGTAAAAGCATCTATACCTCCTCAACGTTGGAACGCACA